CTTGTCTTAGTTTTACTTAAATCTGTCTTCAATTCAGCAGTATTATCATCATTATAATCTTTAAGTGCTTGAGGAGTTGCAGTATATCTCAACTCTCTTCTTGCATTCTCAGTATCAACAGAAGCATGATAATCAACTTGAACTTTCTTGATGAGACCCTCACTAGAATCAGATACAGGACCAAACAGATAAGTTTTGGCAGTAAAGTTTAATGTGTATATAAGTGCTCTTCTTGTTGCAAAGTCTCCTTCATAATCATCTTGAAATGAGATATTATCTAATACAATTGGAACATCTCTCTTCTCACCAATTACATTCACAAGATCCACAGTAACATTAAATGATGGTTGAAAATAAGGTAATATTTGTTCTACAATTTGTAACGCATCATCATTTAACTTAACAAGAATATTTAACTCAAATCCCAGATTATATGGAACTGGCATAAAAACTTTTCTAAGTTTGCCACCATCAGATGCTTTAAATGTTTGTGTTATTCCACC